ATCGTCGCTCGTTTCGAGGGACGTGGCACATGCGCTGGACCGCTATCACGTGGTTCTGATGCTGTGCTCGATCTGATGGTGAAAGGGTACGCCAGGGTGGTGGAAAGAGATTTATCTCTCGATATTATTCCTGAACATGTTAAGAAGCACACAATAAAGAGTGCATCTAACATGCGAGAGCGGGTTTTACCCGCAAACCGCGATTTCGTTTCACGAGCTCGCGAGGAAGTGCATCTGCATGGGGCGCATACTGAGTCTATCAGACTCCGCAAGTATCGCACCCCCAAACACAAGCAACACATTGCGCCCTCTAAGGAGGACAGGCGTGAGATGATTGCCAAACGACGTGCAGAGGCTCTCAGGAGCAAGAATTGGATGGCTCAAGTCGTCGATGTTGAATATGAAGGACTCTTCAATGGAAAGTTTGGACTCAACAAAGAGACGAGAGAGTCAATGTCTGATGTCTTCGCAAAAACAATGGACAAGGTCAAAGATGTCGCCAACAACAACAAAGTTGTTCTACAACACATTTTGAAGCTGGAGAATTTATCCACAATCATTTCTATGTTGGTTTCCATCATGATCTCAGTCGTTGCAATGAAGAAGATGAATGACGCGCATTCTTTCTTGGTCCTCATCCTCAAACTGATCGCTGGAGTTGGGCTCTTTAAAACGAGTTTTTCATTCATCGAAAACAGTCTTGATGAGATGATTGACTCACGACTTGATGACTTTGAGAAGTCTATGACGTATGAACAGCTATGCGAGCAGATTGATGCTTGCCACGCAGCGGGTGTCAAAGCCCCCAAGAAGCTGTATGGGCGTCGAGACTATTTGAAAGATCATCCCGAGGCAGTCATTCCGTTGAAGGAGGAAGATGGTGAGAAAGTCGACTACGAAGGACTTCTTGACAAACCAGCCGCTCTATCACATATTTTGAGCGGATTCATTAACACCGCAGTTGGTGTTGGCATTGGTTTTGTCTTGTCTGGAACACAGAAAGGTGGACTCAAGAAACTCATCATGGATCACAAGCTTGCAGG